CCTTCCAAAATCAACATCGGCTGACTTGCAATATGCAAACTATGGATCAAATCAGCTTGGCGTTGATAATGAGACAAGTTCAAATGAGCAATGTCTAGCAATGGCGGTCTGCTAGTTAAAATGTCGGTCTTATTAGAATAAATTGTTACTAGCGGAATTTGACCTAGCGAGAAATCGCCCGAATCAACCAGCTCGTACTCTTCTGTAGCGTCGGATTGATCGAACGAAGCGGGGTATGGGTATGGCCCTTGCATTTCTTTTTTTTGTTCCGCTTGCCTAAATACCCGATAACGGCCTGGCTCAATAACACGGATTTGGTCATAGCATTTTTCTCCAAAATCACCGTCCGCAACAACGGCTTTTTCACCAATACGGACTTGAGTTAGGTTGCCATAATTAGACTCACGATCCAAACGCCAGCCATAGACATTCGTGGGATCAACCTCTATCCAATAAGGACGGCGGTTCTGAGCACGCTCTTCAGCCAAACTACGAGCTGCAGATGGTGCAGGGAAATCAACCAACGTATGGCAATGACCATAGGTCAAAGCACAAGCCAGAAGCCTGCGGGCAAATTCTTCAATATCCGACCCACAGCCATCAACATCCTTATTGAAGACATCTGTCCAGTAAGGATCGCCTTCTACAACAATTGGCTTACGCAGAATTAAACCAGTTGCTGCTCGGATCAGGCGTTGCGTGTAAGGCGTGAATACAGAGCGGTTTACACGGGCTAAATATGCTGTGTAGTCCTCACGTGGTTCAAGCGGTAAAAATGTTTCGCTGTTGGCACGTAAATAATCAGTCCCTGAAGTAACCGCTTTCATGATCTCCCAGCCCTTCATCTGGTCGATCACTGCCCGTGTCCTAACAAACGGGCTGTCAACACTTCCCATATAGGAACTGCTGACTAAATGGGTTCTTACTAGGCCAGGGACTGAATAGGTCATGTCACCATTTTACTTTGTTGGCCCAATAGGCAGCACTGGTCTTGCCTTTAGCAATGTTTTTTGCATGTCGCTTTTTAAAAGCAGCACGCTTCTTTTTCATTGCCTCACTCTCGCCAGCTTTTGGCTTGCCTGCAGTGTTTGCACCCTGTTGGCCAAATCGAATCAAACGATCCTTACCATTGTCTTTGATAACAACAGCATGTGATTTACCACTGGAATGACCAGAAGTGCGGATCGGTTTGTTGTAGCCGTCAAATGTATGACCGCCACGTTCGATTTTGGCCACTGGTCAACCTTTACTGGAGGTTGGATGTGATGGTGCCGCTAGTGACAAAATTGCAAGTAGCAACAACTAAATCACCAGTAGTAGATCCAATGTCCATGCTGGTAATAATTCCAGCAAAACTCACTGAATCACTGCCTGTAGTGGTGCCAGTCGTAAACAACTCAAACGTAGCGTCTGCTGTGTCAGAAGCAGTAACTACATCCTCGATAAAAGCTGCTTGACCAGTTGCGTCTGGGTCGTAAACCAGTTCAACCGTGCCAGAACCACTAACCAAACTGCCGACATACGCACGGAACGTGTCACCTTGATCGGTGCAGTCCAGCGTGTCCTTAGTAATGTTCAGCGTCCAGCTACGGGTGCCGACGATGGTGGCGTTAGAAGAACCAGCAGCGTCAAACTGGACAGCGCCCTGCTCTCCGCGAAGGATGGCCATAATTAGACATAGGAAGGGTCTATGTCGCTCAGTCTAACCGTTCGCATTGCAAAGACCATCTCAAGACTTCTTTTTCTTGGCCTTACGTCGCTTGTGCTGATAAGAAATCTTCTTTGAACCAGTCTTCTCTTTCTTAAATCGAGCTTTTTCAGCAGGTGTCATCTCTTTTGTTGTTTTAGGTGTTTTGTCTGACACCCGCTTAGACGGCCTGCACGCTGGATAATCACGGTCCTCACCCTTAGACCGGCCACAAGGTTTTCCGGTCTTTACATCAACCCATTTCTCGTCAAACCATCGGCCAAGGCCACCACGACCTTTCCTACTTGGTTTTTTTGGCTTTTTTCGTTCCGCCACTGGTTACCTTGCGATAAGTGCCGCCGCGCTTTTTATACTCACGCACCAACCACGCATTTGCATACGCGCTTGGATAAACGTCGAATTTACGCTTGGCGGCGGCTTTGACGCGGGCGTAAAGAGCTTTATTGGTGGGCTCGTTTCTAGCAGCCATGGCCGTGACGCATTTTCTTAGAGCCTTTCTTTACAGCCTTCTTTTTCTTGGGTGGACGACCCTTTTGTGTGCCGTAAGTTCCAGCTCCCTTAGGCATGACGCATAATCCGACGACAACATCATTCTAAACCAATCAGTAGATCCTGTAAGTAGTAGCACCAAGTGTTTCGGGCTTGGCCAAATTAAATTGCTGCAAGCACAAATACCCGAAAGCATCAAACGCATGGTCCACTCCCAAGTTTTTATTGGGTAATCCAGTACCTGGGGCGTAAGTCAATGTCCGTAATGACTTGATCAACTGCTTGCAACGTGGATGAATCAGCACTCTCCTCGTGCCAGTTGCATCTAGTAACCCCGTATTAACAGCTGTGATCTTGTCCCTGATCTTCCATGGTGATCGCGGTGATTGCACCGTAAAACCACTCTTCCTTAAAATCGCGTGGTCAGTGACCCCCACACCACTCGTCTTTCGAGCGCTACCTGTTGGGTCGGGACACGCAATAATCCGTCGCTCCACGCCATAGCGACGGGTAACCTCCTCGGCAAAATCCCATGTCGTAGCCCCGCCTGTAAGCATGATTTCATCGAAGACGTACAGGTTGGTGCCGTCTTTGACCGCCACAATGCCGCTCATTGGGTCAACGTTAAAATCCACCCCCAACAACAACGGTTGAATTGATATATCCCTTGAATCCGTCGATATGTTTTCGTCCGAAAAGCTAATGGCGACCAAGCCGCTGAGGTTTTCAAAGCTAGCCTCAAATTCTTGGCGGAATGTGCGCTGGTCTAGTTGGGCACGGGCTGCTTCAACCTCAGTTTTGCTGACGTTACCCCCGTCAATCGTTGTAAAGCTCCATCGTTGCCACAATGCTGTGGGATCCTCGTCCACATAACACCACAAGTCATAAAACCAGCTAGCTGTACCGTCAGGCGTTGAAATAAATAACGCCCAGCCTTCTTTATCCGCTAAAGCAGGTCGAATTACTTCGAACCAAACCTCAGCATCCATAAATGCTGCTTCGTCAAGGACTACACCGCTTAAACTGCGGCCACGTAGCGCCATTGCGTTCTCGGTTCCCTTCAATTCAATGGTAGAACCGTTGATTAGTTCGATGCGAAGGTCCGTTTCATTCTTGGAGTGGATCCAAACCTTCGGAACAAGCTTTTTTAAGACGCGCCAAGCGATGTCCTTTGCCATTCGGTACGTCGGGGCACAGTAAAAAAAGGTCTCGCCTGGACGATTGATCGCTCCACGCAGCAATTCAACGCAGGCGAGGTAGGACTTGCCAAAGCGACGGCCTGCGACAAGGACTCGGAAACGTTTATCGCATGAAAATACTTCGCCTTGCGCCCAGCGAAGTTCTATTGGTGCGGATTTTTGGCTCATGCCTATCACAATACAGAGGTTTTCAACCCCTACCCCCGTGCAAATAGGGCCTGTTGGCGGTTATTATCTAAAAAACGGTCGAACATACGTGTCTCATACCGAACGCACCACGCAAGCTAAAGAGGACAGGGTGAGGAGGTTGTATCGGAGGCAGTTAGATGGGTTGTCGGCTAGAGCGCTGGTTTATGACCATGCAGAGAAGGAGCAAGTTGGGATTGCTACTGCTTGGCGTGATTGGCATGACGTAAAAGAACTGGTTGATGAGGATTGGCAAGCTGATCGCGAAAATATGCTGGCAAGACTGCAGCACATGCGTACCAAGCTGTTTCATCAAGCCTTGAAGAAAGGACAGCTGCAAACTGCTAGCCAGGTTTTGGACTCCATTGGACGGGTCATTGGTGAGTCCACTGAAGTGGTCAATATCCAAGCGCCTGATCTGACCATCAAAATTCAAGATAAAACCAGTTAGTACAAACGTATCTTTTCAACCCCTGCCCCCGGCCTACCAGCTAGGGGGCTTTTTTTAGTACACGAGTGCTAGTTGGCGGATATATGTTTAAGTTACGGCGCGTAGCATATGCTACGTGACAATTGCAACACTGCCCCCAGTACACCTGTACTGTATCAAATGTTCAGAAGGTTCTGAACTGTACCACTTTTGTACTACATGTAAAATATATTACAAAGTATAAAATGTCGAGGGCCCCTGTAGCTTCTTGCCTTGTACTAGGGGAGGGGATAGGTTACAATATATTCAAGCCAGAGGGGGAGAGATCCCGACGCCTCTGGTCCAAATGCACCTTGATAACTGCATACGCTCCGCTGATAGCTAAACGCTCCAGCAAGCCAGCAACCCCGGTTCTTCCGGTCTCAGCTGGTAAGCCGTGGCACCAGTCCGCACACTCGCGGGCTTGCTATCAACGAAAGACAAAAAGCCAACCCCCTTTCCAACATTCCTCAAATGCGACTACAAACAACACGCACATTCGACGCCAAAGGCTGCCGAGTTGATCTCGGCACCTGGGGCAGACAGCTCGAGATCAAAGGAGACGACGAAACGGTGTCCTTTGAGAACGTCCCACAAGACCAGCTCAGGGACGCCATTCGCTCCTATATCGCGAGCTTCCGTTACGGCTCTCAAGACGACCCAACCGCTGACCAGTGGCTGGAGACTCTGACGGCAACCGTTACAGATACTATCCGCGAACGTCAGAACCGTAAGGCTAAGGAAGCTGCAGCATGAACAATCCGTTTCTCGCTGTCATCGCCGGGGTCATCCTCGGCGGGGGCTTCTCTCTAGCCTTTGTAGATGCCCTGGCATCGGATCCGCTCCAACACACAGGAACGCAAACCGTTCACCGTGTTAGGGCGTGGCAGTGACAACCGTTCAGGTTTGGCGGGGTTCCCCCGCCTCTGACGGTCTCGGCTGGCTGACGGTCGGACGTCCCAAGAGCAGAGCAGCCGCTGAA